TTCTTTACGGATCACAATAATGGCGCCTCGAAAAACAACTACCCCTAGGCGTAGTGCTGCGTATTATCGGAATAACCCCGAAGCATACGCAAAGAAACTAGCCTACGATACAAAAGAAAACAAATCCGAAAAGGATAGGAAGTATCGGGCCGAACTTGCTGATGCGCGACGGAAACGTGGCGTTATGGGTAAGGGAGGCTCTGATCTTTCTCACACTAAGAGTGGCCGTTTAGTAAAGGAATCGCCCTCAAAGAATCGTGCCCGCAATGGTTCCAACGGTAAAAGTACCCGCAAATGAACAAAGGAAACGCTAAGCCGCCTGGTCTTTACGCCAACATGAATAAGCGCCGGGCCGCTGGAACAAGTCGCCCCAAAAGCAAGAGCACAATCTCTAAAGCGGCGTATGCAAACATGAAAGCAGGATTCCCTAAAAAGAAGAAGTAGTAACCTTTAACAATAAGGCAAATGCCCCTTAAGGCTCCTTCCGATTACCTTTACAACCTGAGGGCCATGACATCCTCCGAAGCTAAAAGATTGTGGCGTAGCTCCATCAAGGAGCATTGGAATAACCAGTGCGTCTATTGCGGGTCTACACAGGATCTAACACTGGATCACGTCACCCCAAAAGCTAAAGGGGGACATGACATTTCGTCTAATGTTGTGCCTGCCTGTCTCAAGTGTAACCAGAGCAAGGGTTCTAATCATTGGCTCAGTTGGTGGGTAGGTCAGGATTCTTTTGACCACTCAAACTTTTCAAAGGTCCTTTCTTGGACAACCGGTTAACGTTAACACTTATCAATCCCAAACAAGATGTCTACTACTGCTGACTCGACCACTTACGGTGGTATCTCTAACGCCCCTGGTAAGCGTGATGAGAATCAACAAAACAACAAAGTGCGTACCACGACCAACGTGTCTGGGGGCGTGACCACCACCACTACCGTTGCTGCTTCGTATGCTTCGGCTGCTACCACTGTTGCTCTTAACGCGACTGTGGCTGCTGCTGAGACCGCCATCAATGCTGTTCGTCGGGCCCGGACCAACCCTTCCACTCTGCCTACCGCAAAGGTGACGGGGACTGCTACCCGCGCTGAGACCGGCTGTATCGCTACCTTCGGCACCCGCGTTAACGGGTCTGGTTATACGAACGGCACCTATAACGGGGTCGCACTGTCTGGTGGTTCCGGCTACGGCGCTACCGCTAACATCACCGTTTCTGGTGGTGCTGTGACCGCTGCTACCCTGGTTCGTGGGGGACAGTGGTACGTTGTTGGGGACTCGCTGTCCTGTGCCCTTATCGGCCCCGGTACCCTGTTTGCCCTTCCTGTGGCAACCGTTACCCAGGGTTAAGATTATGGCCCCCAAAGTTACCTCTTCTAGTAATCGTTCCAAGCGATCGGCAACTAAGCCCGTTACCGGAGCTAAACCCTCTGGACGGGCTAACCGTCAATCCACCTCCACTGCTCGGGTTACCCAGGGTGGAAGCCGTGCGGGCGGGCGCAGTCCTGGTGGTGCTCGTGTTACCAACGCTTCCCAACGTACTTCTGGTTCTGCTCGTGTGACGGGTTCTGCTCGCCCTGCGCTGCCTCCTGGTCGGCGTGGTGGAGCAATGGTTCGTCAAGAAACCAAGCCTGAAAATCCTCGTCGTACCAGTGCCCGGTCCCGTCAGAACACTGCCTCAAGGGGCACGACGGGTCCTAACCGTGTTGGTCAACCTGCGGGTTCTGCTAATCGGATGTTCGGTGCTAATCGTGTCAACCAAGCTGTTGGACGGGCGGTTGCTTCGACCCGACTTGGCAGTCTGGCTAAAGGCGCCGGACGCCTGGCTCTTCCAGTTGCTATTGCTTCTCAAATTGCTGATGTTAAAGGTGGATTTGACAAGCTTGCTAAGTCTCCCTTTATTCAGAAGATGAACAAAGGTGGGAAAGCTCCTAGTGCTGGTCGTCGTACCAACCCTAAAGCAGCCAAGCCCACAAGTGCGGGTAAGCCTGCTACCGATGGTCGTTACATTCCCGGTAGTCAGCAAGTTCGGTTTGCAACTCCGAAACCCAAGCCTCCGGCAGCCACGACTCCAAAAGCTCCGACTCGTCCTGCGCGGAGTTCGTCTGCTCCTTCCCGTTCTTCGGCCCCAGCACGTTCCACTGCGCGTTCCCGGCCAACCGCTTTCCGTCCCGCTGCTACGACCACTCCTAAAGGTCCTAGTGCGCCTCCTCCGCCCAAGATGCCCGCAGTTTCCAGCATCGGCCCCGTCAGGAGTGGAGAACAGTACGGTCAAATGATCGGTGCGCCTAAGCCTCCCAAGATGGAAAGCAAGACTACTGCAACTCCTAAAAAGAAGAGTTCTGCTCTAAGTCAAGCCGAAATTCGTAAGCGTCGTTTGAATCGCTGATCACATGCCCCTATCTCGCGGCTCCTCAAATAAGGCAGTCTCCAAAAACATCTCCAAGATGGTAAAGGAAGGCCGCCCTCAAAAACAAGCTATTGCTATCGCCCTTTCCAAAGCTGGGAAGAGTAAGAAGCGTAAATAGTCACCGCAGGGGTCAAGGAGACGATCCTAGGCCCCTCAACCCCCTCACAGGTGTATCGTATCGTATGATTAAAAACAACAGCCTTACAGGCGATCCTCGAAGGACCGTAGAAGAGCGTATCACAGAATCCTTTCCTATTTTTCTTTCTCTTGTATGGAAGTCGCTAGACCTGCCTCCTCCAACAAGGGCCCAACTGGCAATGGCTCGCTACCTTCAACACGGAGGAAAACGCATCCAACTTCAATGCTTCCGTGGACTTGGCAAAAGCTGGGTAACTGCGGCGTTCGTGTTGTGGAACTTATTTTGCGACAGGGACAAAAAGATCATGGTTGTGTCAGCCAGCAAACAACGTGCTGATGACTTTAGCATTTTTTGTCAGAAGGTGATTATTGATGTGGCGTGGCTTAACCACCTTGCTCCACAAGATGACGACCAACGCTGGAGTCGAGTCTCCTTTGATGTTGCTGGGGCACGTCCTGCTCAAAGTCCGTCCGTTAAAAGTGTTGGAGTGACTGGCCAGTTGACCGGCTCTCGTGCCGACATTTTGATTGCTGACGACATTGAAACCCCAACTAATTCAGCCACCGACATGATGAGGGAAAAACTCCTCCAACTTGTCACTGAGTTTGAATCAGTCCTCACACCAAAAAAGGATAGTCGCATTATCTTTCTTGGCACGCCTCAATCTTGCTTTACAATCTATAATTCACTTAGGGAACGCGGTTATGTCCCAATGGTATGGCCAGCTAGGTATCCAAAAGAGCTGACTGGATATGAAGATGTTCTTGCTAAGGAACTTCAAGCAGATATTGAAGAGCATGGCCTAGAAAATTTAGCTTGGCGACCAACAGATACCCGCTTCTCGGAGATCAACCTTCTTGAACGGGAACAGTCTATGTCACGGAGCAATTTTATGCTCCAGTTCATGCTGTCTACCAGCCTTAGTGACGCCCTCAAGTTCCCCCTCAAGCTCAGCGACTTTTCCGTGCTTCCACTGGACCCACAAAAGGGGCCTTCGGAAGTGATTTGGGGGGCGGACAAAGAGACTCTGTTGGATCTTCCTGCTGTCGCCCTTCCCGGGGACCGTTGGCATCGACCCAAACGGGAAGGAGAGTTTGTTCCCTGGGGGGAGACCATTGTTGCTGTGGACCCCTCCGGTCGCGGAAAGGACGAGACTGTTGCCGTAATCCTCTCACAGATCAATGGGTTCCTCTTTATCCGGGACATCTTCGCTAGTCAGGATGGCTACTCCGACAAGACCCTCTGCGAAATCCTTAGGCGGGCTAAACGGTACGGCGCGTCCTCCTGCCTCATCGAATCCAACTTCGGTGATGGCGCCATTATGGAGCTTATGCGGAAACACGCCACCGAGATGAAGGTCGGTATGAACTTTGAAGAGGTTCGCGCCACTACCCGGAAGGAGGACCGCATCATCGATACACTTGAACCAGTGTTGAATCAACATCGACTCATTATCGACCAACGACTGATTGACTGGGACTACCGGAGTAACCCCGACCAAGCGCCCGAGGAGCGCCTACCCCGGATGCTTATGTACCAGCTTACCCGTATGTGTCGGGAAAAGGGGGCCGTAAAGCACGATGACCGGGTAGACGCCCTAGCCCTTGGCGTGAAGTACTTTCAAGACGTCCTTGCTATTTCCGCACAGGAACAAACCATTCAAGCAGACCGCGAAAGGTGGGCAAATATGGTTGACGGGTTCCTTAACGCACCTACGTTAGCTACCGATCTACTGGTCGCTGGAAGCACCTTTGATGAGCCCATAACCCAGGAGGAGGGACCCATCGTTTCGTGGATTTCTCACCGGTAAAACGCTACCCGTTTTTTCCTCGAAACCCCTTGCCACAACTACCCCCAAGAGAAGGTGCACATTATTACCCAGGGAAGTGGTGCTCCTTGGGCGTGGAAACAGCGACAAGCTGAGGGGGGAGACCACATAGAGGGGGGGGGGTTTCTCCTCCTTCCGGTCTTCCCTTTCTCCTTTCGTTGGAATCCACAAACTTACCATCCCGTCAAATTGTTAACCCAGAGGGACGGGTATGGGGTATGGACACGGAAGGGGAGGATGACAAATCTTTCCCCCTTCTTCTATGTAGGTAGCGAAGCGCCTGTACATTTCCAACCCACAAGGAAACGACAAAACAGGAAAAGGGCGACACATATTAGATAGTAGATGCGAAGCCTACTATTTGTATATGTTATTATTATTGTTAATTAAGAACAATAAAAAAGAATAATAAAAGACAAATTTTATTCTCTTCTTTATATTACTGTTAATGTTAGAAGCGAAGCGCCCGTACATTACTGTTAATATTACTATTAATGTTCTTTATTATTAATAATAACAATAATAATCTTCTTTATTGTTCCTTAGGGGAAGAATGTATCACGATAGGTCCAATCAGAGTACTGACCGACCTATTACGATACAGCTGTTATAGAAAGAAAAAAACAAAGTTTTAATTCTTCATTCCACAACAACAACCACCATTGCTCATTATGGCACCCGATATTAAACAACCATTTGAATCCCCTCACTCCTCAAAGGTAAA